TAGAAACGCTCATGTAGAATTGAGTGTAACGAAGAACATTGAAAGTGATTGGCTATGAAAAATAGAATAGTTATAAGTTTATATGACTTCACTGGTGAAGCATTGAAGCCTTGGGCAGAGGCAGGGTATGAGTGCTACGCATATGATATTCAGCACAAGCATGAGACAGTAGAGGTTGATAACACAAAACACTTTGCATCTGGTGGTGTTATATTCTATCTACATGCAGACCTGTATGACTTTAGTACTCACCAAGATTTATTCTTTCGTTTCAATGGTCACAAGGTAGTTTTCGGTATGGCCTTTCCAGTGTGTACCGACATGGCTGTGTCTGGTGCGGCTCACTTTGCTAAGAAGGCAGAGGCTAACCCATTGTTTCAAGAGCAAGCAGTTAAACATGCCATTGATTGCGCTGACCTGTTTGATGATCTTGGTTGCCCCTACTTTGTAGAGAACCCTGTGTCTGTACTGGCTACCAAATGGCGTAAGTCTGATTATAGGTTTCACCCTTATGAGTATGGTGGGTACATCCCTTATGGCGAAGCACAGCATCCACTCTGGCCTGAGTACATAGCCCCACAGGATGCCTACCCTAAGAAGACTTGCTTGTGGACAGGCAATGGCTTTGTGATGCCCACTAAAGTACCTGTTGAACCAAAGAAAGGCTACAGTAAACAGCACTTGAAGCTAGGTGGTAAGTCTGCTAGAACAAAGAACATCAGATCAGCTACCCCTAGAGGATTTGCACGTGCTGTTATGGAGGCTAACGTATGAACATAATAGAAATCATAAATGACTTACAGTTAAGTGTTGGTGACAGTAAACGTATGGCATGTCCAGTGTGTCATGCTAAGAATACATTTACTATTACTAATACTATGGGTAAGATTGTTTGGAATTGTTACAAGGCTAGTTGTACTGTAAGTGGTGGTACAAATGTAGCACTGTCTGTTGGTGATGTTCGTAAGGCATTAGGTTATATGACTGAGGAACTTGAACCTGCCCCATTTGTAAAGCCTGAGTACCTAGTCAATGATGGGCCTGAGTGTTGGGAATATCTCAAGCAGTATGGTATGTCACGTAAAGATGTTACTGTGTTGTATGACGTAAAGGATCACCGTATAGTCTTTCCTGTGCTAGATGATAGAGGATGCATAGTTGATGGGTCAGGCAGATCACTGGGAAAAAGAATACCTAAGTGGAAAAGATATGGTAATAGTGACTTGCCATACCATCATGGTTATGGTAATGTCGCTGTAGTGGTGGAGGACAGCGTGAGTGCCGCAGTTGTAGGTGCGACAGTGAATAACAATCTCAAGCTGGATGCCAAGGATGATGATGTATATGTCGGGGTGGCTGTGTTGGGTACATCATTATCAGAGGGACACAAGAGGTACTTGTCGCAGTTCNCCACCATAATAGTAGCACTTGACCCCGATGCCTTACCCAAGTCACTNAAGTTTGCTAAAGAATTACGCACGTACTGTCCTGATGTACGTGTTTTAAAGTTGACAGACGATTTGAAATACAGTAACCCTGACGATATAAGTAATCTGATAAACCTAACACAAGGATAAACCCCACATGGAACTAGCACTAATCCGTAGNNTAATGAGCAAAGAATTTTATGACAGTCACCGTGGCTCACGCTGCCCTGAGAGACTGTTCAGCCCTGATGTACGTAAGATAAAGAAGGCAATCGACAGTGCCATGCAACGGTATGAACGCACCGTTACACCTGATGAGATTGAGGCGTTGTTCATGTCGAACAATGCCACCCTGACTACAGCACAGAAGACTGCCTACAGTGCGTTGTTTGCCACCGTAAAGAACGAGCAGCCTATGGGTGAGGACATTGCACAAGAGGTATTGTCGAAGCTGTTTCAACAGGTGATTGGCGAGGACATTGCAAACCTTGGCTTTGATTATGTCAATGGTACTAAGGATACCCTTGAGCCATTACGTAATATGCTTGAACAGTATGGTGATGACTTCACCCCCAAGCTAAACATTGAATGGGAAGACACAAGCATTGATCACATCCTTGCGCTTAACAGCCTTGAAAGCCAGTGGTCATTCAACATCCCTACTCTTACCCGTAAGGTAGAGGGTGTCAATGCTGGTCACTTGATTGAGGTTGGTGCAAGACCCAACACTGGCAAGACTTCATTCCATGCCAGCCTGATTGCTGGTGAGGGTGGCTTTGCATGGCAAGGTGCCAAGTGTATTGTGCTATGTAATGAGGAAGGCTATCACCGTGTAGCCCACCGTTACATCACTGCCGCTGCCAACATGGAAGCAAAGGATGTTGTNGCTAACAAAGGCAAGGCTATGGCTGCNTANAATAAGATCAGNGATAACGTCAAGTTCAAGGACGCTACTGATCGTGACATGTCATGGGTTGAGAGTGTGTGTAAGACATACAAGCCTGACATTGTGGTGCTTGACATGGGTGACAAGTTTGCCAAGACAGGTGGGTATTCACGTACTGATGAGGCATTGAAGGCTAACGCTATCTATGCTAGACAGATTGCCAAGCAGCATGGCTGTGCTATCTTCTATATGTCTCAGCTATCTGCTGATGCAGAGAACAAGGTGGTACTTAACCAGTCCATGATGGAAGGCTCACGTACAGGTAAGGCAGCAGAGGCAGACCTCATGCTGTTGATTGCAAAGAACCCACCTGTTGAGGGTGCAGATGAAGAGGACACAATGCGCCACCTTAATGTTGTTAAGAACAAACTGTCTGGTTGGCATGGTATTGTACACACCAATCTAAACTACAAGACTGCGAGGTACGAGGCATGATAAACAGAGACACACACAAAGAGTTATGTGATAAGTATTTAGAACTAAAGAAACAGTATGGCTTAGGGCGTGAACAGTATGCCCAACTTAAACGTGACTCAGACTATTGGGAAACGCAGGCTAAGACGTTACGTACCCGCAACGTACAGCTACTAGAAGATGTATCAAGTCTTTCTGCACAACTAAGGTTATGGAAAGGGACAGCACCATGAACAACTATGTATATACAGCCATTGGACTTGTAGTCTTTTATGTAGGACTAAAAATGTTTAGTGGTGGTATGAAAAGCATGGGTAACATAGACCACTTGACTTGGTTCTTGGGCAACCCAATCTATATGTTCTTTGGATCAATCGTTATGACACTGGCATGGCAAAGTAGTAGCCTTAGTACTACAGCAATCATTGCCTTGGTTGCATCAGGTGTACTACCCTTACCTGCTGCTGTGGCTGCTGTGCTTGGGGCTAACATAGGTACGACAGGTACGATATGGTTGGCGGGGCTGCTAGTATCTGACGGTATGCCAAGGGGTGACACGTTACGCATAGCCATGATACACACTGGCGTTAATCTTTTGATGGCTATAAGTCTATTGCCATTTGTAAATCACATAGCTAAATTTGTTGGGAGAGTAGGGTGATGAGTGATGAGATCAAAGCTGCGGCACAAGTACAGGCAGAGCAAGCCTTTGATGGCTTCATGTACTGGATGAAGAAGGGTACAATCTGGTCTTGCATAGTACTTGGGCTTGTAGTATTTGGTTGTAATGCTGGTGTTGAGGATGACGCCTACCCTGCATACAACGGTGAGCAATACGCACCAACTAACATGGGGAATTATTAAGATGATTGAAGTAACATACATAGACCACATGGGCAGTGACCTCAGTGTAGTCAATGCAGCACGTGTATCATTCGGTAAGAAGAGTGAGGCACTTGGTACGTCAGGTGTAGAGGGTGAGCCTATGACCCCTATCCTCAATGACCCTGACAAGAGGTTGATCAAGTACCTAGCCAAGCACAAACACATGTCACCTTTCGGTCATGCCTTTGCTAGTTTTCATATTAAGGCTCCTATCTTTGTGGCTAGGCAGTTAGTCAAGCATAAGTTCTTACGTTGGAATGAGGTTAGCCGTAGGTATGTAGATGATGATCCTGAGTTCTATGAGCCTGATGAATGGCGTGGTAGGGCTGACGATAAGAAGCAGGGGTCATCTGACTCTGCTGCAGTGTTTATGGAAAATGGACAAGTTATAAGTTCTGTTGCCACTAGCCATAAACTCCGCAGTCTGACGCTGTATCAGAACATGATACATGCGGGAGTGTGTCCAGAGCAAGCCCGTATGGTGTTGCCACAAAGCACCATGACTGAATGGTATTGGTCAGGTAGCCTTGACGCCTTTGCAGATATGTGTAATCTTAGACGTAAGGAAGATACACAGTATGAGACTAGGCTGGTTGCTAATTCAATCAGTATGGATATGAAGGGAATATTCCCCACATCATGGAAGGCATTAGTACTATGAATGATACTATAAAGATAACTGACATAGAAGACCATGAAGACGGCAGCGCAACTTTACAATTAGACCTTGACCCCGACACGTATGCTGCTATATTCAATGTGGGTTTTATATACTTGATAAAGAAAGGTATTGATAATGATACTGACATTAGACGTGGAGAATACGACAACTACTAGGGATGGCAAGCTACACCTTGATCCGTTTGAGAAAGATAATTCATTGACACAGGTAGGTACACTAGATCAATCAGGTAACGAACACATCTTTACCTTTGATCATTCAGAAAAGCAGGGTACACCATTTGACCATCAGTGTGTGCAGTCTATGCTTGACAAGACTACTGTACTGGTTGCACACAATGCAGTGCATGACTTGCTGTGGCTATGGGAGTCAGGCTTTACCTATACTGGTAAGGTCTTTGACACCATGCTTGGTGAGTATATCTTACAGCGTGGGCAGAAGCAACCCCTGTCCCTTGATGCTTGTGCAGAACGTTACGCATTAGACACACAGAAGCAGGACACACTTAAAGAGTACTTCAAGCAGGGATATACCACACGTGACATACCCTTGGCTGAGTTGACAGAGTACCTGTCCCATGATCTACATGCTACACAGCAGTTGTACAATACAATCATCAGCAAGCTAGAGGGTACTACCCTACAGGACAGTGTTGATCTGACTAACCAACTTGCCATACACCTTGCTAAGATTTATCAACGTGGGTTCAAGGTTGATACAGATGCACTAGAGGCAGTACGTAAAGAGTACGAGGAAGAACGTGACGAGTTAGTACGCAGTCTTGAAGACCACACATGTAAGCTGATGGGTGACAGACCTATTAACCTCAACAGTCCAGAGCAACTTGCATGGGTTGTGTATGGTCGTAAGCCTGATGACAAGAAAGTATGGCCCTCATTGTTTGAGGGACGTATGGTTGATGCTAAGTTCAAGTCTACCGTTACTAAGCACTCATCCAAGTTGTACAAACAGAAGGCAAAGCAATGCAAGACCTGCTATGGTAGTGGGCAAATCAGGAAGGTAAAGAAAGATGGAACTCCTTTTGCAAGACCCAACAGGTGTGTCGGGTGTGATGGTTGTGGGTATACTTTTATGGATACTAACGAGTTAGCTGGCCTACAGTTCGTTGCACCTACTGCCAAGTTCATCAGTGCCAATGGTTTCAGTACAGGCAAGGACAGCCTGACGTACCTTGAGGGTGTAGCCAGAGCCAAGCAGATGCCAGAGGCAGTCAAGTTCCTACAGAACATGAAGCGTCTGAATGCTGTCGAGGTTTACATTGCCAGTTTCATTGGTGGTATCTCTACCCACACCAAGGCTGACGGTAAGCTACATGCCCGTCTACTACAGCACAGGACAGGTACAGGCAGACTGTCAGGTGCTGACCCTAACATGCAGAACATGCCACGTGGCGGTACGTTCCCTGTCAAGCGTGTGTTCATATCACGCTGGGCTGGTGGTCAGATTATGGAGGCTGACTTTGCACAGCTAGAGTTTCGTGTAGCTGCATTCCTGTCACAAGACATGGTTGCTATTGAAGAGGTGATCACTGGCTTTGATGTACATGCGTACACTGCCAAGACAATCACAGATGCTGGACAGCCTACTGCCCGTCAAGCTGCCAAGGAACACACCTTCGCCCCTCTCTTTGGTGCGACAGGGTATGGACGTACACCAGCAGAGGCAGCGTACTACACTAAGTTCATGGACAAGTACAAAGGCATTGCTGAATGGCACAAGCGACTAGCCAATGAGGTAATGGCTACTGGCTGCATCACTACACCATCAGGCAGGGCATTTGCTTTCCCTGATGCTACCCGTAACAAACATGGAGGTGTGACATATTTCACACAGATAAAAAATTATCCAGTGCAATCCTTTGCAACGGCTGACATAGTACCTATATGTCTGATATACATTGACAAGATGTTAGAGGCAAACAAGATGCAGAGTTGTATCGTCAACACAGTACATGACAGTGTGGTACTTGACATACATCCTGATGAGACAGACAAGGTACTAAAGATCATAGACAGAACAAACGACAGGCTGATTTCTATTGTCAACAAGAAATGGAATATAGACTTCAACATTCCTCTATTATTAGAGGCAAAGATTGGTCCGAATTGGCTTGACACCAAAGACGTAGCATGATATAACTACAAAATTCG